AGTTACTAGAGAATATTTAATTGGTTATAGTGGTGGTACATCTGGTGCAACACCAACTGGTCTTGAAAGAATAGATGAAGGTAATGGTGATGGTTGGAGATTAATTGGTAGAGACCCATTAAATTATGGTGATATTGGATTAAATGCAATTGATTTTAGTCATAGTACTGGAGCATCTTCTGTGTTTGGTTCTACTAATACTTATGGATTAACACTTGGTGAAGATAATAGAAATAATAGTCGTTTTTCTATAATGTATGGTATATATAATATTGCTAATAGTGGTAGTACAACCGAAGGTGGTAATCTTATAGGGGGGCAGAATAATGAAACCAGAGGGACTTCCTTCCATTCCGTTGTTATAGGAGCATATAATGTATTAGGTCATGCTACCCTAACATATCCTACTGTATTAAATTATTATACGGGACAATTAGGGAATGAAAATGAAATGTCTGCTGGATTTTCTTCTTTTCAAATTGGTTCTCAATTATTAGGTAGTGCCCCTTATTGTACAACAGTTGGGGTTGCTAATGCGGATGTAACTTCTACTATAGCTACCCCTAATTGGAGTCCTAATAATAATAATAATCCTAGATTTATAGTAGGTAATGGTACAAGAAATGGTAATGCATCACCAGGTTTTGCAATAACCCGTTCTAATGCTCTTGAAGTATGGCAAAGTGGAGACGTAATTGCACCAAGTCTTACTATTGATATGATTACAACTGGTGATAGTAGAACACTTGTAACTAAAGAATATCTTGAATTAAGTGGTGGAACTGGTTCTGGTACAACAGTTAGTACAGACGATTATACAACTGGTGCAACTTTTAACCCAACAACTGAAATACTTGAATTTACTAGACAATCTGGTGGAACATATAATGTAGAATTAACTGGTGTTACAAACACTGGGCTTGAACTTTTAGATGAAGGAAATGGTGATGGTTGGAGGTTAATTGGTAGAGACCCAGCCAACTACGGTCCTTTAGGGTTAAATGCAATTGATTTTAGTCGTAGTACTAGTGTTTCAAGTATAAGGGGTGGTACGGGTACTAATTCTGTAACATTTGGTACTAATACTATTAACCCATTTAATAATACACTTATGTATGGGCAAGACCATGTTGTTGGTTTAACCAATAATTTTAATGCCGCAAACCTAATTGGTGGTGCCGAACATAATCTATATAATAATATTTATAGTAGTGTTATTCTTGGTGAAAGGGGTAGTGTTGGTACTTCTGGGGCTTCATTATCTACAGCAGTTGTCTTTAATTCATTATACTCTGGTGGTAAAAATAATCTATATGCAGCCCACGGTAGTGGTGTAATTGGTAATTTCTTATTAGGTGGTGCAAATGCTTGTACAATTGTTGGTCAAGCAAATGAAGATATTACTAATCAAACTGTAGCTAATATTTCGACTCATACAGCACAATTAAATAACCCTAGGTTTATTGTTGGTACTGGGATAGTTACTGGTGGTTATACTTCTGGTTCTGGAATGACTAGACGAAATGGTTTAGTTGTTTGGGGTGATGGTGGTGTATATGCACCTACAATGACAAATAGTTTTATTAGTGGTGCTACTTCGGATGTATTAGTTACAAGAAATTATTTAGAAAGTTGGTCTGGTGGTACTGGTTCTGGTACAACTAATACCCAAATAATTACGGGTGCTACATTTAATACCACAACTAGTGTACTTGAATTAGAAGATACTACCAATACTGATAATGTAACTGTAACATTAACTGGTACAACTGTGATACAAGGAGCTGGTGATATAGGTGTGACTGGTAGTGGTACTACTTCAAACCCATATATTATTGATTATAAAGCTTCAATACCAGTACCAATAATGCGTGTTGCAACACTTGATTTGACTGCTTCTGAAGTAAGAAGTTTAGGTTCAAACCCAATGGAAATAGTGCCAGCTCCAGGTGTTGGAAAGGCTCTTGAAGTCTTCACCGCATTTGGTCAATTAACATATGTAGCACCAGCGTTTAATGGTGGTGGTGATGTAAGTTTAATGTGTTCGGGTGCAACTGCGGAAACCGCACAATATAGGTTTGACCCAGGTTTCCTAGCACTAACTGCTAGTACTAATAATATAATGCTTAGAAAAGCAAATCTAAGTGGTCCACAAATAATAGATAATGCAGCTCTTGTTATAGCATCGGATGATTCAATATCGGGTGGTAGTAGTGTTAAAATACAATGTACTTATAGAATTGTAGACTTATAACGTTTTCAATAGAAAAAATTAATATTTATATAAAAAGAAAAGACAATGGCTGTACCAAGTGAAGATAAATTAAGAATATTTGAGCAATTTCGTGTATCGATGGGTGCACCCTTACGTAAGATTGAAATAACGGATGACATGCTTTGTACTCTTTTAGATATATCCATAGAGGATTATGCACAATATGTACAAGACTGGCTTATAGAACACCAATGGCAATCCGTATTAGGTAAAAATGTAGACACAACAGATATGGCATTCGCTATGAGTGTTAGAGATATAGATTTAGCACAACAATACGCATACGCTTATTCAAAACAAACTGGTCTCCAACAAAGGGGTCCTTGGGAATTAAAGAAAGATTATGTTACCATTGAAGTTGGTAAACAAGTATATCAAATACCAGCAGGTAGGGAGATTAACCAGATTCTTTGGATTACTCCACCCACAACACAAATGGCTTTATTTGCAAACTATGCGGGTATTGATTATGGTTTTGGTGGTGGATTTGGCCAAATAGGAACTGGTGCTGGTTCTGGTGGATATGGTGCTGGTGGAACTGGTGGATATTATTCAACACCAGCATATGATGTTCTACTTACTGCGGGTGATTTAAACTTAAAGAATAGACTTCTTAGAAGTGAATTAGTACATAAAGTTACGGCTGGTCCAAATGGTACAAGACTACTACATTTAATTAGTACACCTGGTTCTAAATTATCCTTCGGACATAGTGTTGGTGGGGTTGGAGCTGGTGGTGGTTCGAGTTCTATTAACATATCTGGTTGTCAAGTATGGTATCATTATTATGATACTACACCAGAGAATGTTGATGAATGTAGATTAGATAATCCAGATATTATTAAATTACCCAATGAAGTTCCATTATCTAAATTAGACTTCTCAACATTTAACGAACCAACAAAAACATTTGTTAGGCAGTTATTCGTTGCCGAAGCTAAAAGAACATTAGGTAGAACTAGGGGTAAATTTGGTGGAATCGTTGGAACACTTAATGCAGAAAGAACAATGGATTTTGAATCATTACTAAGTGAAGGTAATGAAGAAAAAAAAGTATTACTAGAAAAATTAGAATTAAGACTTGAAAGACTTTCATCTACCAAACAGATTGAAAGAGCAGCCGAGGAATCTGAAAACTTAAATAGACATTTAAAACATATTCCGATGGGATGGTATGTAAAATAAAAAAAGAGGCGTTAGCCTCTTTTTTATTTACTAGAAGTTCCATTCAGAATCTTCTATTTGTTCTTCAACACTAATACCAGTTTTAGATTCATGTCGTTCCATTTGGTCTTGTACAAATTCTGCCTCAGCAACATTGGTGTCTGGGTTCATACTCTCTACGTATTCTGAGTTAACAGTAACCTCTGGTTCATCTTTTATATGTTCTAACCATAATTCATATAGTTCATGTTGAGATTTATGTTCTGTTATTGTATTATAAAACTCTTGTCGCTCTTTAGCCTCATTTTCATATTTAAAGAACATATCAAATGGGTGTAATGGAACTTTCCATTTACTAGAATATAAATGATATACACCATCATCGTCATTATCCACATATACAAATGTTGTCAACTCTTCTGGTAATTCATTGAATTGATTTAATTGTACAAAGTCTGGAACTTCCAAATGTTTACACACATCAACAATAAGGGTCTTTTCGTTCTCTATTGAGTCTAAACGCTCTTGTGATATTCTAACCTTCCAATCATCTCTTATATCGACCCATTCGGCTTCATCCATATTATTTGGAACCATATCAACACTATCCCAAAATTTAATTTCTTTACCTTCCATAGTTATTAAATCACGAATATATTCATCTTGGTCTGTAGGTTTAAATGGTTTACCAGAAATCAATTGACATTGTTTTTCAGTAAATGCATTTCTATCCACTAATTTATAAACCTTTGTTTTATTATCCCTTTTCATTTTAATAAGAATTGTTTCTCTAATTTCTTCATCAAAACAAACCAATAATTTATAGATTCTTTTATTAAGTGCCGTTAGGTATTTAGGTACGTTATAATTATCCACCAATAGGTTTGGGTTATTCTCTAGTTGTTCTAAAGGGATTATCTCACAATTGAATTGAATTTCAAAATCACCAGTTTCTTTATCAGTTACTTTTTTAATATCTGGGTGCGATTGGACAGTACCAGTGTTAACATAAGTAATAACATCACCTAGATTTACACTTATACCATCCCTATCGATTAATTCCATATGAGCTTGTCTATTTTTATATCTACCAGCTTTGGTTTTTTCTTTACAATAAACATTCTTATAATTACTAAGTGTTGTTTTAACCTTAGATTTAGATGCTATTTTTGCAACTGGAATTTTATATTCAAATAATTCATCAACAGTTTTATAATACAATTCAATAAACTCATACCCCTTATTTGCCAATAATAATGGAATACCTTTATCTATAAATTCTTCAATATAAATTGGCATTGCTTTAGATTTAATACTATTACCAACCAATTTAATTTTACCACCAATATCATTAGCATAATTCTTTCTAGCAAAGTTAATTGTTGATTCACACACATCATCTAAATCTAACCCCATTCTACCAATCATGTGCTCTTCATTGAATTCAGCAAGCATTGCATCAAAACCTTTTAATTCTTGTCCAGGTTCATATATATCAGTTTTCCAATGGTTGGCTTTACAATTATATTTATAATCGTGCATACTAGGTGGTACTGCAAAGTTAAAACCATCGGTATCACCTACTAGTGGTCTGAAATTATGTTTTTCATTAAATTCCTTAACCATAAGTCTTAGGTATTGTCTACCTCTACAAGTTGTTTCTTCTGCAAGAGCAACTGTACCCCAGTTAAAGATATATGAAGCACCATACGAACCAAACCAAGAATTCGCAAGAATCTTAAGTGGTAATTGTTTCTTATCATAATCAGATTTTAATCTCTTATGTTTTATGATTGCTTTCTCAACCTTAGCGATTGTTTCTGCATCTAAGGTATCTCTATTTTCCTCTAGTTTTTGTTGTAACTCTTTAGCCCTAGCCTTATGTTTATTGGTTAAGTTTTTAAATTTATCCCTAGTATCAACTATATAGGTTAATAAACCTTTCATAACCCCAGTAATATCTAAATCTGGAAATATGTTATGTGTTATTTGAATCTTAGGGTATAAGGCTGCAAAATCCAGTTTATATACATCTTTAGCATATCCAACCTCAAGTAGTCTTGCAAGTCCACCAGTAAAGGTTCTTTTCTTTTCATTAGCGGGTATTGCAATTCCTTGTTCGTAAGACCAAGCTGCCATAATAAGTTTCCATTGGGTAGCAGTACCCATGGTAGAACTACGCATGTATGTTGTTGGTAATAATTTACCAATAAGAAATGAAGCTTGATTATATATTTTATCAACTTCTTCTGTTTCCCAAAGGTCATCAAGAAGATATCGTTCAATGATATATTTCCCAGTTTGTGTTTCAACATTATCTGGTAATACTTCACCCTCTTTAATTTTTTCAATTAACCCCCAAGAACCATCTTTATCATTAAACCAATATGGTCTGGGGTCCTTAAATATTGTATGTATTTTACTACCTGGGACATAAACCCTATTTTTCTTTTCAACCTCACTAAATTTTGTTATATATTTTAACCCAGCCTTTTTAATATCTGAATTAATAGACATTGCTCGTTTAACTGCGTGTGCTATATCTATAATTTGATAACCATATAAGTATGTTTGTAAGTAGTGTTCAGTCTCTTGTCCAAGCTTAAGTGTTGCATCACCCCTTCTAAGTTTTCTAGTTGGGTCAAGTGCAATTGCCACATCTTTCATTTCAACACCAAGAAGTCTACATCTTGTTTCGATGAAAGGCCAATCAAAGTTCTCTGAAAAGTACCCAGAAATAGTATCTGGTCTAAGTTTATTAATAATATCAAAGAATTCAATGATATTCTCCATTTCAGAATCATTTCTTTCTTGTGGTGAATTACCAATGGTTGTTAGTATTTTATGATAACCTCTATTGTCTTTTATACCTATTTGGAATATCTTGTCTGTTTCTGGGTCAAGTCCAGTTGTCTCTAAATCAAATTGAAAACGATGGATTTCATTATAATCATCAAATCCTTTAAATAAACGTTTACCAGTTTGCATTAAGTATTGTTCTACTGGGTTAAATGCTACGAATAATTTTCTTGTATCTTCACCCCAAACATCAACACCACCGTTTTTGAAGAAATGAAGAAGTGTTGCATAATTTTGTTTACTTTCGGCAATATATGTATAACCCTTTTCGAGTCTTTCTGGTGCTACTTCATCACCAATTGAAGTTTTAAGTGGTCTTATTGAAACACCATATCTTTCCATTGCAGCAGCCGTTTTACTTCTACTACCATCATATAACATATTAGATACCTCAGACTTAAGCCAAAGAAAAGGCTTATAGTTTTTATCTTTTATAATTTCTTTTTTGTTTTTAGACGGGTCATTAATTACAAGTGTAACCTCCTTATCCGCATAGGTAGCTTCAACGCTAACAATGTATTTTTGTGGGTCTCGACCCTCTAAGAAATCAACGATTTCATCAAAATTTACAATATTCTCTGCCATGTTTAGTTATAGTTTACGACAAAGTAAGTTCTTTTTTATTTAGTAATCAACTAATTATGTGTAATTATTTTTTAATAGACCCATCTAAGACATGGATATATAGCTCTTCACGAATTGGTACGATTAGTTCTCCACTACCATCTAAGAAGGTTAATGTGAAGTTACCAACGTATGTTCCAGGTTTAGATGTTTCTTTTGATGAGAATTGATAACCAATGTAATATTCTTCAGTATCACACCCAGTATATTCATTTTTAAGAATACAAAGACCCGTTTTACGACCTATTTTTTTAGCACCCGTTTCTAGGTTAGCCATAGAAAATGTAATGGTACTATTTTGAATCATATCATGAAATTCACGATATGTATATCTACCATCTTTAATCAATTCCATCTTTAAGATTGGAAGGGTTGCGTTTTTGTTTATATGAAAATCCATTAGTTATCTTCTACGTTAAATGTTCTTGTTTTTACCAAATATCTATCATTAGACATTCCCCACATAAAATTATAGTATTTATGCCACACTATTTTTAGTGTAAATAAATTAAAAAAGAATGCTAAAAATCTTTGTATGTTGTACCATTTCGCTTTTTTAGTGAAAGAATACCTAAATTGTTCTTCACCATCAACTTCCCAAGTAACTGATTGTTTACCAAAGTTTACTTTAGTTCTCCAAGTGGTACATCCACCATCACCAGTATTGGTTTTACATACTACATTTTCCCATTCACCTTGTTTTGGTTTGTTAGTAATGATATAATTCCAACACCCATTTCTAAATACTAACCAATGATAAGCTATGAACCATTTTCTTATTTTACTAAATGTCCCAAATCTTTCATAATCAGCTTGCCAATCCCCATTCTCATCTCTTTTTTTAACAAGTTCATAGACACCATATGTTGAGTTAAGATAGTTTTGTTCTTCAGTTCCCCAACCCTCTGAGGTATCTGAATATTTCCAATACCATTTTTTAAGTGGTAGGTCTTTCATGTTCCATATTTCTTTTCTTCTAGGGTATGTTATAAATGGAAACATAAAGAATGCTAATATAATCATTCCAAATAATTTTAATTGTCCTAGTATAAATTTTATATACACCATATCTTAATCACATTTTTTCTTTAATTCATTATATCTAAATAGTAAATCTTCATATCTCATGGTATATAAAGCTTCTTCTTTTGCGTTATCAGCCAATCGTTTAGCCCTATTATTAACATAATCAATTTTATTGTCTCTGTTAGTACCTTCAATCATAAATGCCGTAGCACCAGATGTTGCTATTACAATAGCAATAATAACACTGATGAACGTTACTAGTTTTAATTTAATGATGGTATTGTCTGTTGTTGAATTTGGCATGTCCACTATTCTTTTTTTATATAAATATTAAAAAAAATAGAATAATTCACATTATTGTGATAGTAATTTATTGGTTAGGAGATAAGCTTCTCTAATAGACTTAAAGCTATTTTCTGGTGATAACACTCTCTTACTGACTAAGATAATGGGTACACTGTCGGTTTCACCCATTTTCATAACCACCTTTGTTTCTTCTTCATTTTCTTTTAGGTTAATATCAATATAATCAAATTGGACATTATTTTCGTTATAATACCCAATTAGTTCGTCACAATACTTGCAACCCACAAAACCATATACTCGTACTTTACTCATCTTCTATTATTTTATCAACTATTATACCTAAAGCACCCTCTTCAGTAACATTTTCTTCACTCATAATGGTTGCAATGATTTCTTTTTTTCTATGAATTATATTCCACATCTTTGTAGACACACTATTTTCAAATAGTTGGTAATATACATTCACATTATTCTTTTGACCCAATCTATATGGTCTATCTTCTGCTTGTGCATTATTACCAGGTACCCAATCAAACGAGTTAAAGATAACATATGTACCAGCAGTAAGTGTGATACCAACACCCGCAGATAGTATGTTACCAATAAATACTTTAGTTCTTTTATTATTTTGGAAATCGTCTACAGATTTTTGTTTTTCTGCATTACTCATACCACCATAATGTATAACACTATTTTTCGCAAAGTGTTCGCTTAAGTCTAATAATTCATCTGTAAAGTTGGTAAATATAATCACCTTATGACCTTGTTCGATGATATCTTCGGCCATCTTAATTGTTTCTGGAATTGCTTCCATTGCAACAAATTTTCTAAGAAGACCCAATTCAACCAATGCTCTTTCTGGTTCACCTCTTTTTTTCTTTTCAGCACGTTCTATTAGGTATTCATCCCACAATGAATTATATTCTTTAAGTTGATTTGCATCAAATTTATGAAACGTTGGTGTGATAATCTTATCTGGCATATCCTTAATCTCATCTTTAAGTCTTCTAATATATGTATGTTTAACCTTCCTAGCTAATTCTGGTAAGTTAGATGCACCATTGGTTAACCATATTCTTCTCTTTTGTTTTGTGCGTGGATTGGTGGTGGTTATTTGTCTACCCTCACAATATCTTTTAGCATAAAACATCCAATTCTTTGTGATTGGTGCTTTAATTAATTTAAGAAGGTTATAAAAATCCATTGGTCTATTAGCAACTGGTGTACCAGTTAATAACCAAACCTTTTTAATTTCTTTACAAACCTCAGCCATGATAGCACCACGTTTACTATCTTTATTCTTTAATTTATGTGCCTCATCAATTATACAAAGGTCAAAGTTAGAAGATAATAAGGGTTGTTCACTTTTACGAATATATTTCTTCTCCAATACCTTAGATGGTAATGCATGAAAGTTCTTTAATATATCAAAATTAATGATAGTAAACTTAGCAGTTTTCCACTCTCTATTATCAATAATATTAACATCATTACATTGGAAGTAGTTAATCTCACGTTCCCAGTTTATCTTAACAGAAGCTGGACACACTATGAGTATTTTCTTAGCACCAGATTCTAATGCAGCAACAATGGCTTGTAGACTCTTTCCAAGCCCCATATCATCTGCTAACATACACCCATCTCTGGTAGATAGGAACTTAATACCAGTTTTTTGTAGGTCATAGAATTTTCTACCAACCACACCTTCGCTATTAACAAAGGTATCTAATGCCTCATATTTATCAAAATCGAAATCAATATCTATTTCTTCAAAATATGGGTCATCAATAACTTGTGTTTTGGGGATGAAGTACATCCCAGATTTCTTTTGTTTTTGAGTAAGTTTTCCATATACATGAAATGTCTTATCATTTTCACCAAGGATGTACTCGAACTTAATTCTTTTAGGTACGAATGGTAATTTATTCGCTTTTTTAAGTTCTTCACCCAGGTATTCACTTATCTCAATAACCCTATTAATTAAATCTGGTTCTCGTTGATAATTATCAAGTATATATTTGCTTTGAGCAGAAGTTAAGCTTATTTTACCCTTTTCTTCAAGGGTAATTTTTAACTTTTTAATATATGGGTTAATACCCTTATATTCTCTAAGTTTTTTTACTGCCTTTAAACTACCAATATCATCTAAATTTATTTTATTCATATGAATAAATATAGTCCTTTTTAATTAAAAAGTCAAGAGTTATTGGGTATTTACTAATTTCCAAATATTTATATAAAAAAACAATGGCAACACCAAAAAGAATACCAATAAATAGAATTACCAAGTGGTTTTCCCAAGAAGATTTTAATCTTGAAATTGAGATGGGAAGAGAAGCACTTGAGGGTGACGGTAATTTTGTTTTAATACTATATAGAGTGGATAGAATCATGACTGGTTCAGATGACCTATATGGTGAGGCAAGTAAAGATAATATTAAATTCTTACCACCAGTAGAGTTAAGGGTAATACCAAATATGAATGAACCAGAAAGTAAAACATATTCAAAAGGTATGGGTAGATATCTACAAGATGGTAAATTAGAATTTGAAATATATGAAGCACAATTAGCAGAGTTAGATGTTGAGTTGAACTATGGTGATTATATTGGTTATCCAGTAACCGAAACAGAGGTTAGATTTTTCTCAGTTGTTAATGATGGTATTAAGTTCTTTGATAATGAACATACAATAATGGGTTATAAAGGTGCTTTTAGAAGTGTTTCTTGTGCACCAGTGGATGAAGATGAATTTACATCTAAATAAAAATTAAATTATGCCAAAAGGATTTATAAAGAAAATAAAGTTAAGTAACCAAAAGGTTGGTGTTGAAAGAAGACAAGAGCTTCTTGATGATATCGATGAAAAAGGTACGTTCTTACCTAGGGGTGTGGGTTATGAAGATATGGATAGAGAGTTTAAAGAATTTCTTGATACAGATTTAGAACTAACCCTTGGTGATGAAAAAGTACCAGTAATATTCTTAACCATCCAAAGATGGAGTGAGTTTAGTAAAACATGGCAACATTCAGATAAGTATAAAAATATTAAGATGCCGTTCATTACAATGGTTAGAAAACCAGATGTTCAAATTGGAACAAACCAAGCTGGTAATTGGAACATACCTGGTAATCGTGGTTATACATACATTAAAGTTCCAACACTTGAAGGTGGTAGAAAAGGTGTTGATACATATAAGATACCACAACCGACTGCTGTAGATATTAGTTATGAAGTTAGATTATTTTGTAATAGGATGAAGGACTTGAATAAGTTACATATGCTTATACAAAAAACGTTTAATGCAAGACAACATTATCTATATGTTAATAACCACCCAATGCCATTATTATTAGATTCTATAGCCGATGAAAGTCAAATAGAAGACTTCGAAAATAGAAGGTTTTATATTCAATTATTTAGTATGAGACTAGTTGGTTACATATTAAGTGAGGATGAATTTACGGTTATACCAACCGTAAATAGGCTTAAAGTTTCTGAATCAATATTACCATTAGAAGATACTACTAGTATTGTTGGTGATACAGAAAGAACATATTCAATGGTATTTAATGACTTAAACGTTAATGAACATACAATAACAACTGAAGCTGATGTTACATTTAATAAGATTGGTGGATTAGTAAATATTAATGATATTGTGATAACCGTAGGTGTAGATAATAAACTATTACCGTTTAGTGTCACTAGTGGTACTGATGTTAAGTTCACAATAACCAGAAGTAATACTGCTATTCCAGCATCATTTGTTGCATACGCTAGTAATACTTAATCATGGCATTTCCAAAAGGGTTTATAAAAAATATAAAGTTATCTAAAACAAAGGTTGGTTTCCCAAGAAGACAAGAGCTTCTTGATAATATAACCAATGATGGTACATTCCTACCCAGAGGTGTAGGTACTGAAGATATGGATAGGGAATTTTTAGATTTTATTAAAGATGACCTGGAGATAACTATTGGTGGTCAAAGAGTACCAGTAATATTCTTAACAACCCAAAGGTGGAACGAGTTTAGTAAAACATGGCAACACTCAGATAAGTATAAAAATATTAAATTACCATTTATTACAGTAGTTAGAGAACCAGATGTACAATTTGGTACTGCACAAGATAATAATTGGAATGTAGCACAAGCTAATAACCATTATATACATCTTAAAGTGGCAACATTCGAAGGTGGTAGAAAGGGTGTAGATTTATATAAAATACCACAACCTACTGCAATGGATATTAAATATGATGTTAGGTTATTTTGTAATAGGATGAAAGATGTTAATTTATTTAATACTCTTATCCAAAAAAAATTTAATGCAAGACAACATTATTTATTTGTTAATGGACATCCAATGCCCGTTATATTAAATGATATTGGTGATGAAAGTCAAGTGGAAGACTTTGAGCAAAGAAGATTTTACATTCAGTTGTTCAATATGCAATTATTGGGATACTTATTAAGTGAAGAAGATTACGAAGTTGTTCCAACGGTTAGTAGATTAAGAATAACTGAAGAAATTATGGTTACAACTATTAAACCTACTATCACGTTTGATAAGGTTAAAGAGGTTGAAACAATATGTCTTTATTTCTTTATTAAAAAGAAAGTTAGAAGTCAGTTTAAATTTACAGTAGAATTTGATAGTCATTATACTAGAATAGATACAGATAATTTAAGTAGTGTTTCTTTTTTAGTAAACAATATAAGTAAAACATTACCCTTCGATGTTAGAAGTGGTGATAAAATAACGGTTAACTTTGTTAAGGAAACCAATAATGAAGCAAGCTTCAATTTAAACGGAATATTATTATAATGAGTGATTGTGGAAGTAGTACAGTAAACAAAACATATATAATTGAATCGGATGATTCAACTAGTGGTGGTACATGTACTTTTGGTCCAATAACATTTGCTATTGATGCTACGATTAAAGATTTAACATATTTAGGTTACGGTGAAGCTAATGAGTGTAAAATACTTAGGGTTCAAACCCTTTCTGGTGCAACATATACCTCATATTGGTCGAATGGTGAAGAAACTTTAGATAAAATTTGGGTGGATAGGGCAAGTTATTCGTACTTTTAAAAAATTTATATATATTTATAAGTAACAATAATAAAACAAATAAAAAAAGATAAATTATGGCAATAGTTGCAACGGATTGGACAGTAACAAGAAGTACTGGGGATATTAGATATACTGGAAATGACCATGCGGGTGGTTCTCCATCATACGCCACAGTAATTGAATTTCACAGATGGTTACAAGATTTAGCAGATGATGCCGTTTCTGTACCAGCTACTGGTGACCAATTAGATATTACAGATGAAGACCCGTCAAGAAGGTCTACAGATAACATTATCACATTACTTGGTAATTATAACATTGATGACGCTGCGGCTGAACATCTTTATGATGGTTCAATCATTCAATTAACTGGTAACACGATTTATGATGGTATTGTTAATTTCGGTAACGCTGATGTACAAATTCAAGTTATACAAAATGGTGCAGTACTAGCTGACGACTGGTGGAACTTTAATGGTGGTGGATTAAACGCTTCTAGTGCTCAAGGTATCTCACACAGATTCATGATTAAAACTAGAAGTGGTGGTGCAGATATTGATGGTAGACGTTTAATTGGTACAACAAGACAATTTAGTAAAACATATTCTGAGTTCTCGATTAATGGTACTGCACGTGGTAATAATGTACTTGCCCTTTCTAATTCTGATGACCTTAATAATTCAACAACTGGTACAACAGTTTCTGGTTTTACAATTACTAATACAACTGAGGGTTATATTGGTATTGATGTAGATAATAATGGTGCTAATGAATTTTACTATTCTGAATGGAATATTAACACACCAACAAATAGTATTAATGATTTCTATGAATATGCTAAGTATTTAACAAGAGATGGTTCTGGTGACACACTTTATGGATTATCTGGTGAATTATTTAGAGGTATTACTCACCAAGTTCCATTATCTGCAAACACTGGTACATTTAGTGCTTTTGAAGCAGTATCATGGCCTGGTGGAACTGGACAAATGTTAGCAATTAATTCAACTACTGCTGGTACTGCAATGTGGATTCAACTATTAACTGGTTCTGCTCCAACATCTGGACAATTAATTACTGGTGTTTCAACTGCAACTGCTGATGTTGGTGGTTCACTTATCACAAGGTCTCTTTCTAGTCCATTTATTGGACAATCAACGGGTTCTGCGATAATTGGTGCTTACGGACTAGGTATTGAAACCGATGACCTTACCAATAGTGATACATTATTTGATTTAACAAACACATCTATTACACCACCTAACAACGTAAACTTTACAGTTGGTGGATTAGTATCTGGTGAAGATAGAGTATTAGTAGCACCATGGGATGGAGTATCTACTGATGCTGAGGGTAACCCAGCGATAGAGGAAAATCAATTATCTCTTTCTGGTGCGTTAACAACTGATAATATTACTTCAATATTAGTATCTGCAAATATTCCATCAGATACACCTAGTGCTGGTACACTTAGAGTTGTTGATGACGCAGGTTTTGATAGAAGACTTGAATACTCAGCATATACTGATGCAACCTTTGCAATCATAACCACAGATGGTCAAGAAGATTTCTCTGGTAATGAAGCAGCAGATGGTAACAATGCTTATATTACATATTTAGATGTATTAGCAGATGCTACAACAGAAACATTTACTGGTGTATATGACGTTGATAGAGATTTAGTAATCATTGTACGAGATGGTGGTGGAACACCGATTAAGCAATTTATTACTTCGGGTACGTTCTCATCTTCGGATACAACGGTAACTGCGATTCGAACTTCTGATTTATAAAAAAAA